CAGACGCATCAAAGCTTTCGTAAACCGTGGCGTTTGGCTCATCCTTGTACCTGATCTCCGCGGTATTGACGACGCTGTAATCAGCCGTTGACTGGTTGCGCCACGGCACTAGGACAATGCGCTCACGCCGTTCTGCCGCTGCAACATAGGTTCGGCTATAGCTGCCCTCCAAAATCACCGTCTTATCAAACGACGCTACAGGCGTCACAGCATCAACTACAAACGCGCCGTTTGCATCAATCGGCAGCGCTGGCGCTAACGCATACTTCCCGTCGATTGTCGTAAAGCGCAGCAGAAAGAAAGGCGCGACGGCCTGCAGATATTCGCGCACGTTGGACAAGCTGGCGATAACACCGTTAAACGTCAATCCGTTTGCAGCGGTGAAGGCGGCCGCCTTGCGAAACGACTCAATGTCAATAGACGCTGGCGAAGCCTTGCCGCACTGCGTCAGCAGGTAATAAGCAAGGTCGGCGAAATTGTCGCTGCTTGCCGTTGCGCCCGTCAGCACGTTGTAAACCTGGATCCCGTTGCGTACAAAGCACCGCACTTGGTCTGAATAGGTGTCAGGCGATTTGGCACCTTGCGGAGCACCTAACCCTGTGTAGCTGACAGTGCCTGTGACAACTGTGCCCGCAGGATACGGCTTGCCAGCTCCTCCGTTGTAGGACGTCAGCTCAAACCGAGCGTCAACCGGATTCTGATATGAATAGCTTTTTGTGATTGTGTTGGGCCACGATCCGCCATTGCTCTCGACAAGCACGTTATTGGCATAAAATGCCCAGCCGAAAACCTGATTAACATTTGAAGATTTTACGTTCGTGACAGTGATTGAAAATTGTGTGACTTTTGTCTTGGCGACTGAATAGCTTGTAATAAACCCCCCGCTAAACGCTTCGCCTGTCACGGTGCTAGGCACGGACACGCCGCCTTCCTTTGGATACCCGCCCTTTACGGCTAGACAGCTCAGTCCTTCAAACGTCCCCCCAGAGCCGGGATACAAAGGAAAACCACTGGTTTCATCGGTAACCGTGCTAGTTGACAGGAATGTAGTGTCAATTTGACCAAACAGCGTCGCACCCGCAGGGTACGGCTTCCCTTCCCCGTAGTTGTAAGAAATAATCTCAAGTCGAACGTCTGTGGGCGCAGCAAACGTCTTGCTGATGTTAATGCGGTTCGCGGCCACCGAAGTATTGCCAGTATCAAGCACCCCGTTGATATAGAGACGGTGACTGACCATATAAGTCACGTGGCCGATCTCTACCCTGATGTTTTGAGCGTTAAAGCTCAAGACACCGCTTTTGTTCACGGTGTATCCTGTTGAAATCGGAAAGCTGAGAATGTCAGACTGTCCTTTGGAAACAGTCTGCGACGACTGCCAGTCGTAGCCATCAGCAATGTCTGGCATTCCGCCATAGCGGAACAAGCTCGCACCGTTAGTCAACCCCGTGACAACAGTTGCGCCCTTGTAAACGTCACCCGTTGCAATGTCGCCAATACGTCCGTCGCTAACGACTAAGCCAACAGTTGACGTAACCCCCGCTACCTCGTCGTATTTAGCCCCAATCCGCGCTGCAGGCGGCGTCACCCATGCACCACCGGCCCCAGCGACGTGCTTGCAAAAAACAACCTGAATCGGCGTACCAATCGTGATAACACGTTGGCTAGACGTCAGATCAGCATCACCAGCTTCAACCGCGCCCCACGCATCCTGCTGTAGCGCACTAACAAACGGAGATGAAGCCGATACAGAAGAGGCAGAAGGCATGGCTAAATCTTTGGAGGGCGGCCAACCAGCACTGCCGTATAGAGCCTAGCCGGCATCTGTCCTTCCACTGCGTCTAGCCGACTGCCTACCTGAATTTGCGCCGACGTTGCATTGATTGATCCACCGATCACTTCTCCGTAGAACGAAGCTATCTTTACTCCTGCCGTCGGGTCAATTGCATCCAGGCTGCCGTCGTATTTGAACTCCTCAATAAGCACTTGATACCTGCCGTCAATCCCCTGGTCCAGCAGCTGCATCGCTTCGCTACCTAGCGGCAGAGTCATTGCGACAGAAACAAACTCACCACCTGTTGCGTCTACCAGGCTGGACAGGCCTACGGGATAAAAGGCGTAGCCATTAACCGTGCGGTCAATCCATGCGTTTTGCCAAGAATAGAGTCGTGTTCCATTGGCAGCACTGACGGCAACAAACTGCGCAACGCTAAAGCCACTCATCTAGTTACCCCAATAGAACGCCGTACGGATGGGTTGTTCTGTAGCAGCGCCAATGTCTGCTTAACAGCCGACTGGGTAGAAGCCATCAAATCACCTTGCGTTACGTAGTTCGTGCCGTCCATCTGTGTGACAGGCCCTGTGGTGATGTTGACTTGCGGTGTACTTAATACAGCGCTGCCACGTTTGCCAGCGGCGTAGTTGGCCATTGCCGAGGCCATTTTGCTAGATGGGATGACATATTCAGACTGTCCGCCCTCGCCAATCATGGCGACCTGTGGGCCAGTCACGTACCCGCCAGAGGCGTAGCCAGGCAGACGGCCGCCGGTAATCTTGCCCCACTCATCTTGTGCGCTGCTGCGTTTTTCTTGCGCCTTGAGTTGGTTATACCGCTCAGCCATTTTCAAGAACTGAGCCATGGTCTCGTTGTACTTGCGTTGAGAAGCTGCAGCAGTAAGGGTCTTTTCGTTCAGCCCTTTCATCGCTTCATACCAGGCGTTGGCAAATTCACTATTTTTGCCTGCTTCGCCAAACTGAGCCAATGCAGGCGCTATACCCTTAGCGGCGTTAGCTGCGCGCTCAGTTGCATCTGCGCCACGCGCCATTTCATCGGCATAACCTCCTGCATTAACCTTCGCTTCTGCCATGCGCAGCTTGAGATCAATTGCTTCAGTTTTTGCTTTAGCGGTGAACTCAGCAACCCTGCCCATCAGCGTGGTAGTACCATGCGTTGCCTGTGCGATAGCACGCTCGTTATCAATACGCTGCTTTTGCAAGTGTGCGATTTCACGCATGGTATTAAGCTGCGTGCCAGCGTTAGCACCCATCATTTTCTGATTATTGAGCAGTGCTTGATAGCCGTCTTCCCAAACACGGGTCAACTCAATGTTCTTCTGAATAGCACCAAGAGCACCTTGGAGGTTGGTCTGTACTTGACTTGTCTGTTGCGCAACGCCTTGCGTAGCGTTAGCTAACTGCTGTGATGCTTGTGCTGCTTTATAAGTCGTTTCAGCAATCTGCTTCTTCTGATTAGCGACTTCAGCGGTAATACGACCCTGCTGTAGTTCTAGTTGGATCTGGGCAACGGTGTCGGTGTAGACCTGCTTAGCTAACGCCGCTTCTAGCTTGGCGGCTTCAGCAGTTTGACCTTTTGCCTTAGCAAGTTCAATCTGCGCCTGCAGTAAACCTTGCGACAGACTGGCCTGTTCCTGCAAGGCGTTCAATGCTTTATCACGTTGCTTCTGTAGATCTTTCTCAGATTGAACAAGCTCCTCTTGCGCTTGTCGTTGCTTGGTAAGTTGATCTTCAATCGCCCTTTGCGCTGTGAGTTCAGATTCAATCTGTGCTTTACGCGCTTGGAAAGCCTTTTCAGACTCACCCTTCATCCGCTCAATCGCCTTGCCAGTTTCGTCAACGCCTTTCGATAGCAGGGCATAAGCACCAGCGGCAGCGGCGGCTGCACCAGCAACCAAGATCAACCCTTTGCCGCTTAAACCAACCAAGAAAGCTTTAGCAGCTGCCAGGGCAACGGTGACCTTCTGCCAGGCTTGATAAGCAGCAACGACGAGCCAGACCGATCCAACGAGTTTTCCGATTTCAATACCAGCTTTAACAACACCTTCAATCGCGGAACGATTCTTTTCTACCCATACGGCAGCACCTTTCATTACCTCCCCAAAGAAGAAGGCAGCATCAGCTAACGCATTCAATGCGGTGAGATAAGTAGGAGCTAATGCCTCGCCGATAGCAACGCTCACCTCCTCCCAGCGCTGCCGCACCTGGGCCATGGTGGCCTGTTGCGTGGTGAAGGTCTGGCCAAGCTGATCAGCGCGACCAGCAGCGCCGTAAAGGGTATTAGCTAACTGTTCAACACCGATCTTGCCATCGGCGGCGAGCTGCCTAATCGAACCGGCAGAGACGCCCATTTCTTGCGCAATCGCCTGCGCCAGTTGTGGCATCCGTTCGAGAATGCTGCGCAGCTCATCACCTTGAAGCTTGCCAGAGCCCATGGCCTGCGACAGCTGTAGGAAAGCGCCTGCAGCGTCTTCAGAGCTAGTACGCGATTCGCGGGCAATGACGTTGAAGCCCGTATAGATATCGTTCACCTGAGCAAGGCCGAAGCCAAGACCTTTCAGGCGACCGTACATATCACCTAAAGCATTATTCGCTTCGGTCTGCGTGATACCAAAGCGTTTCGATGCAATCTCAGCAGCGCCAAGGGCTAACTCAAACTCAGCCGCAGAGCTAGTGAGGGCTTGAAGTCTGTTTTCTGATGCTTCCCTTGAGAAGGCTGCATCAAGGCTCGTTTTCAGCGTTGCGATCGCACCGATGGTGAGGCCTAGCTGCGCAGCAAAGCTGGCTAGACGACCGACAACGCCATTGATGGAGTTAGCAAAACCTTGAGCAGCAGAGCCGGCGCTACTAGCAGCACCGCCGAAGTTGCGGATGTTATTTGCTGCGCCATCTATTCCCCTCTGCGATTTCGCAGCAGCCTGCTCAACACCTTGGAAGCTTTTGGCTAGCTGGTCAACCTGATTGCCGCCTAGAGCCCTAGCAACAATGTCAACTGAGTATTGCGCCAAGGCTCATACGGCACCGTAAACCGAGTCTATCGGCGCCGTGCTGCTCTCTTTCTTGCCTCCTCGGCACGCTCAGCCTGCTCTTCTAGATACAGGCTCCACAGGGTCAGCTCTTCTGGCGTCATCCGCTGCTGCAGCTCGCCGAGCGTCATGTGCAGCTTTTCGGCCATGTGCAGCTGAAAAGTTAGGAAGCTTTCTTCGCGGAAGGCTGCGCGGAGGGCTTGGGGTCCAGCACTTCCTCCTCTTCATCACCTTCACCGTCCTTGTTTGCCCCGAGCATCGCCAACAGGAGATCGTCTACGACGCTGGCCGGGATGGCGTTGCGCAGCTCAGCCAGCTCCGCGGGTACAAACAACGGCTGGCCGCTCTCGTCCTTGGCCACCATCACCAAGAGCTGCAGCGCAAAGGCCGTGGCGTCGTCACTGCCGGCAAGCTTCTGCGCCTTGGCCCGTTGCGCCAAGGTCAGTGGGCTCATCCACCACTCAAACTCCGATCCGTCAGGCAGGGTTACAGCTTTCCGCTGCGGGGCCATTGATACGGCCGCGCGAAGACGCTCTAGGGCACGCATACGGTTCAGTAGTGACTCGATCTAATGATACGGGAGCAGGCCAGGGCGACACAATGCCGCCCACGCTGCCCGGCTAGCGGAGTCACCACGCCAGCGGTTTGAGCCTACCGAACATGAAAAAGCCCCCTGCTCCAGGTCAGGGGGCTCTGTGTCGATCCTCACCAGGATCAGTCTGCCGCTTACAGCTTCACGCCGAACAGGGCAGTTGGCTGTGCAGCCAAGCTGAAGCTCAACTCGGCTTCAACGATGTCGTCTGTGTTCACCGAGACGCTGAAGCCGCTCAGCGACACAGCTGCCTCGATGTAGTTCGACTGCGTATCGTCCAGCGTTCCACCAGTGCCGGAAACAGCGTTGATATAGAGCTTGACGGTGGCCACGCTGTTCTTGTAGAGCGAGTTCGCCAGCAGGCGCTGGGACAAGCCCGTGCCGCTGGTGAACACAACCGTCATCGAACCCTCGCCACTGGCGAAGCCCGATTGAGACGTTCTAAAGCTCGCAAAACGAGACGCGGCGCCGCCAATTTTGCAAGGCAGAACCGTGGTATCGAGCTGCTCACGAGACAGGTCAAGCGACCAGCTCTTCACGCCGCACAGGGCATCAACAGGCGCGAACGCAATGTTGATGTGACCAGCAGAATCCACGCCCGCGGTGGGAGTGATCGCCGTTGCGGTGCCGATGGTAATGACCAGATCACCGCCAGTGCCAGTCACGCCCAAAGACGTGCCAGGGATGGTGACGGTATCGCCAGCCTTGTAGCCGGTGCCCTTGACAGTGCCAAGCGCAATCGCGGTGACGTTACCGCCGGTCACGGTTACATCAACGGTCAGGCCGGTGCCGGTGCCGGTAGTCGTCGTGGTGGCAATGCCGGTGTAAGGGCCAGTGCCATAGGCGGTGCCAGATGTCGGCAATGTTGGCGGGGTAATCGCCGAAGGCACGCCGCCAGTCACGCTGCCAGTGCCGCCGTCACCATTGAGGGTGATGGCGGTGCCGCCCTTGGTGGCAGATACGTCGATCGTGCCGGAAGCAACCGCCACGACGTACAGCGTGGTCCCCGCAGTGATTGCGGTGTCCAGCTTGCCGCCGTTTTCAACCTTGAACACCACCGAGTCACCGACCTTGTAGTCGGCATCGGCGGGCACAGTGATGTGGGTGCCAGCGGGGAAATCAGTGTGATCCTTCAAGCACCAATGGGTGCCTGCAGGAGAGAACATCACCAGACCATCTTGGCCGGTGAGGCTTGTTGTCGAACATGCGACAGGCATGTTTGAACCTCAA